AGAGATCCCGTATGAATATCTTTTCGCAAGGAGGGAAGGAAACTTTTCGGACCATGAGCTCGTCGCTCCCGAGGGAATCGGAGTCATCACGGCAGGAGTCGACGTTCAGGATGACCGACTCGAGATCGAGTTTGTGGGCTGGGGTAAAGGCCAGAATGCTCCGGAATCGTGGTCGCTCCACTATGGGGTCTTGTATGGCGACCCGTCGGGGAATCAACTTTGGGATGAGCTCGACAGTCTGCTTCTGCGGAGCTGGACCCTCCCAAATGGAAGGAACATCGGAGTTTCTGCGACTTGTATTGATTCAGGGGGTCACTTCACTCAAGCGGTTTATGCATTCGTTAAGCGGACGACTGGTCGGAAGATTTATGCGATCAAGGACCGAGGTGAGGAAGGTCGACCAGCAATCCCGAACCGACCGTCGAGAAATAACATCGGGAAGATTCCTCTCTACGTTCTCGGATCTTTTGCGCTCAAGGAGCAAGTCTTGGCGCAGCTTAGAATAGAAGAACCAGGACCAGGGTTTTGTCACTTTCCGGACACCAGACCGAAGGAGTTTTTTCTCGGTCTTTTAGCAGAGAAGATCGTGACCAAGTACGGGAAAGGCTATGCGAAACGAAGCTGGCAAAAGACAAACCGACAACGAAACGAACCTCTGGTCTGCCGAGTTTATTCCTTGGCAGCATTGATGATTTTGAACATCCGGAATATGGATAAGTTAGCAATCCGGATGAACTCCGAGGAAGGTCTCGATCAGCATGACGAGAAACCTAAAAGAAGGATGGTGAGACCTCGACGAAACTTTGCAACCTCTTGGAGATAAATGGCTAATCTTTTCGACAGTTCAAACTTTCCTCCGGTCGAGCCCGAGGTCTTGGTGATCGGTGATTTCTGGAGATGGAAACGAGATGATCTCAAAACAGATTATCCTGTTGCATCATACGCTCTCAGCTACAACGCTCGACTCCAGGGAACGGGCTCAACGACTTTTTCCATCACGGCAGCCGAAGGATCAGACACTTATTCGGTCGAGGTCGGATCATCAACGACTGGAAGCTACACGGCAGGGACTTACGAATGGTCTGCATTCATCACTAGGAGCTCGGACTCGGAACGGATTCAGATCGATTCTGGAATCTGGACAATCGAGGAGAACCGTGCATCCAGTTCAGCAGACCCTCGATCCCATGCGAAGAAGATGCTCGATAAACTCGAAGCGACTCTCGAGGATCTGGCAACCCGACTGACCTCAAGCTACTCGATTGCAGACCGCTCCAATACTCTCCGGAGGATGGAAGAGGTCTCCCAGATGAGAGACAAGTATCTAGGAATCTATCGCAGGGAGATCCGCAAACAAAGAGCTCTGAACGGTCAACCGAACGGGCAACATCAATTGACGAGATTCTCTCCGGTCAAGAGCTCGTTCACTCTCTCAATCTCCGACGTGACTTGATATGCCTTGGTACAACCCACTGAGCTGGAATAAATCGGAGACGGAAACTGCTCCGAAGACAAGACTTCCTCGGAGGAACTATCAATCTGCTCAAGCAGGGAGACTCCTCGCAGACTTTCACGGAGGAACGACCTCGGCAGATCGGGAGATCAGAACTGCTCTGAAGACTCTCCGGAATCGATCCCGTCAGCTCTGTCGAAACAATCCGTATGCTGCTCGAGCTCTTCAGATTTACCGGACTCAGGTTTGCGGAGAGAAAGGTCTCTCCCTCCAGGTCCGAGCTCGAAACGTCCCAACCGGAAACGAGAATCAAGGGACGCTCGATCAAGTCGGGAATGCAGCGATCGAATCCGAATGGAAAGACTGGACGAGACGAGGGATCTGCGAAGTCACGGGAAAGCATTCTTGGATCGATTGCCAGAAGCTTGTCGTCGATTCTCTGATCCGAGACGGAGAGATTCTGATTCACTTCATCCGCTCGAAGGGAGCAAATAAGTTCGGTTTCCAGCTCCAGTTCCTCGAAGCCGATTTCCTCGACGAAGAATATAACAAAGATCTTCCGAACGGATCTCGGATCGTCATGGGAGTCGAGATCTCAAAGGAGGGTCGTCCTCTGGCCTATCACATATACCCTGGGTCGAAGCATCCTTACGATGAGGGCCAATACGGACAAGCGGTCAGGACTCGGATTCCTGCCGATGATATTCTCCATCTCTATCATCCCGAAAGGGCTCAACAAACCCGAGGAGTGCCAGTCTTCTCAAACGTCGCAGCAAGGATGCACATGCTGGACGCATACGAGGAGAGCGAGGTAGTCGCTTCCAGACTGGCAGCCTCGAAGTCTCTGTTTCTGGAATCGGCAGACGGAGAAGGCATGGACGGAGACGCTTACGAGGACGAATTCGCTCCGATGCTCGACACGGAACCAGGCTCGATCACGACCCTTCCTCCTGGAGTGAAACTCGCTCCGTGGAATCCGGATCATCCGAACTCTGCTTTTGCTGACTTCCACAAGAATGTTCTCCGGTCGATTGCATCGGGTCTCGGGGTTTCATACGTCAGTCTCTCAAACAATCTTGAAGGAGTCTCTTATTCTTCCATCCGTCAGGGAACGATTGAGGAGAGAGACAATATGAAGATGCAGCAGAGATTCTTGATCGAGCACTTTGCAGAACCCGTCTTCCGAGAATGGCTGAGAGTCGCAGTCCTGAATCGAGCGATTCCTCTTCTCCAGAATGTGAGCGATCCGATGACAAGAATCGAAAAGTTCACCAGAGGAGCGCATTTCACGGGACGGGGTTTCGAGTGGGTCGATCCTCAGAAGGAAGTGAACGCTGCCGTCCAAGCTCTTAACAATGGTTTTCTGAGCTATACGGATATTCAGCAGAGATACGGAAGAGACCCTGAAGAGGTATTCGCTCAACTCCAGGCAGACAAACTCATGGCAGAAAGATTCGGGATCAAGCTTGCTCTCGAACCGCTCGGAGCAAAATCTCCAGCATTTCCAGAAATAGACTAAGAATGAAATATAGAAACACTCTGGCTCAATATCTATTTTCCAATCGGATATCACTGTCGATGGGGGAACCTGCTCGACTGCTTCATGACGTGGGTTCTTTATTTCGTGGTATTCGTCGGGTTTCCGTCTCTTTGTTTCCTTTTGTGGAAGTTTGTCGGACTTCTAAGAGGATATGAGTCGATCATGCTGGTCAGAGTCACTGAATATAAGGGGCAGGAAATTGATCTTCAGCCGACTGTCGCAATGCAGAAACGAGCTCAGAAGGGACTCGAATGGAGAAAAGAGTTTGGCAGAGGAGGGACTTTGATCGGAGTCGCAAGAGCAAACCAGCTCGTCCGAAGAGATGAACTTTCTCCGTCGGTTGTCAGAAGAATGAAAGCATATTTCGACCGTCATGCAGTCGACCTCGAAGCTCCAAAGAACAAAGATCCGGATGCAGATGGTTATCCAGGAGCAGGATTGATCGCATGGTATCTCTGGGGAGGAGACGAGGGTCAGAGATGGTCTGCTCGGAAAGTGGCTCAGATGAATTCGATTGACGAACGTCAGGAAAAAAGAGCAGAACCAGACGAGCTCGAGATCGGTGATTTTGTCAACTGGAACACTGAGAAAGGAAAGTATCTTGGCAGAGTCGTTTCGATCCGGTTTGAGGGATCAACGATGGTCGGAGATGAGGAGGTCGAAGCATCTCCCGAAGATCCGGTCGCAAGGATCAGAGTCTTCGCAAGGGTCGAGGAGGATCTAGTCGAGACGGATCGCTATGTCGCTTTTCCTTTTTCCAGACTGACAAAAGCTCCAGCTCCAGAAGATTATCGGCAAGAAAGACAACTTTCCGAGGAGATTGAAACTGCTCTGGAAAAGAAACGGGAAGAGCATAACGAGGAAGTCGGAAGTGATCGCAGGAAGCGGACCAACATCGCAGCACTCCGAAAGGTCTTCGAGAGAGGAATCGGAGCTTACAAAACCAATCCAAGCTCAGTCCGTCCGACTGTCGGGAACGCAGAAGCTTGGGCTTATTCGAGAGTGAACTCGTTTCTCTATGCCTTAAAGAATTTGAAATTCAGGAGAGGTCAGCACGACACCGATCTTCTCCCTGCTGCTCATCCATTATCAACAAAAGGAGATTGATGGAAACCAAAGAAGGAACATTATTGGAGCATGACGTTCGTCATGTCATCGGAATCGAAGAGACTTCCGACTCTTTTGTCGTCGAATTCGCTAAATCGGCAGAGGTAGGAAACTCCGATCCGGAGATGACCGAAGAGTCGGGACACTATAACGACGAGGAAGAAAGGGAGATTCCAGCAGAGATCTTCCAGAGATCTGCTCGGATGGAGATGGAAGAGACCGAAGATGACCGAACCGTCAGACTCGCTTTCTCTTCCGAGCAGCCCGTTCTCCGAGAGTATGGTTACGAAATACTTGATCACCAGAGATCCTCAATCGATCTCAATTTTATCAACTCAGGGAGAGCTCCGCTTCTCCTGGATCATGATGCTCGTCAGCAGATCGGACGGGTCGTCTCGGTATCAGTCGACGAAGGAGGACGGAAGTCCCGTGCTCTGGTTCAGTTCTCGAAAAACTCTGAACTCGCTCGATCGATATTTGACGACGTGAAAGATGGCATTCGAGCAAATATATCCGTCGGCTATGCGGTCAACCGCATGGAGATGACGGATGAAAAAATCGATGGACGTTCGGTTTATAGGGC